TGGCGCGGTGACCGTTGCGCTGCCGATCGCGCCCGCACCCGAAACCTTGCCGCCCATCTCCTTCATGCGCTCCCCGCGCGCGCGGAGGCGGTCCATCCGCTCCGTCCGTTCGCGCTGGATCTCGAGCTGGCGGGAGGTCGCGCGGATGCGATCGCCGAGTCGTGCCTCGGATCGGGCCATGTCGTCGACCTCCACCCCGGCTGTCCGCAGCTTGCCCGTCAACTCCTGGAGCTTCGCGCCCTGCTCCTCATGGCGCGCCGAGACCTTCTTTTCGGCCGCCTCGGCCCTGGTCAGGGCGGCCGTCATACGCTTGGTTGGCGCGTCGACCTGGGCGATCTCGCGGCGGAGCGCTTCCGTCTTAGCGCGCGCCTCGGCGAGCTCGGCCGAGGTCGACTTGAGTCGGTTCTCCGCACCCTTGTAGGAGGCGAGCTGGGCCTCGGCACGCTTCAACCCCAGCAGCTCGCGCTGCGCGGTCTCGACCGACGCGGCCAAGCCTTTCGTGCCCTCGCGCATGCGGCGCATGGGCGCGGTGAGCTTATCGATACCGGCGAACAGGACCTGGAGGCGCAGCGACTTATCCACGGCCGTTGCCGTTCATTGCCGTGAAACGGGCCACGGCCAGCCGCTGCCACCCGAGCAGCTCGTCGACGGGCATGCGGTCCATGATGTCGGGCCCCCAATGAAACACGGCGGCGATGTCCGCCATGGCTTCGCTCAGGACGTCTGGCGCGCCCGCGCCAGCGCGTCCGGCATCATCGCCGCCGGCAGAAAAAAACCCGCCACCTCGACCGCGCACTGGAACAGGTCGGCCGGATCGAGCTCGGCCGCTTCCGCCTCCGTGATATGCGGAAGCGCGATGCGGGGCAGGAGCGCGAGCAGCGCGTCCGTCTGAAGGGTCGTAATATCCGCGATCGAGAGCCCGCGAAGCTCGCCGCTGGCGGGCTTACGGAGCTTCAGCACCTCGATCTTGGTATCGCCGCGAACGATCGGCTCCTCGAGCGTGATCTCCGCGATCTTCTTCTTGGCTTCCATGGCCGTCCCTTACTGCTGGAGAGCGGCGCGGATCGCCGCCAGGCGGTCGACCCCGCCGACGATGAACACGTTATCGAGCACGTCGATCTCGACCTCGACGCGCCCCTGTATGGTCCATTTGAGGTAGGAGAGCGTCGACTTGACCGACCACTCGGTCTTGTCCTTCACCTTGGCGGTGCCGGGATCGATCTCCGTGTGGAGGCCGCGGGTGACCAGCTCGGCCGCGACGACGCCGCCCGTGTCGTCCTGCTGGTAGGCGCCAACGAAGCGCTGCATGGTCCCGTCCACGCCGAGCTGGCCGAACCGGCGCAGGACGCCAACGACCAGGCCGCCATACTTCGAGGTCATCTCGAGCTTCTCGAGGCCCATGTTGACGTCGATCGCCGCCAGCATGCCGCCGCCGCGCCACTCCTCGGTCGCAAGGGTGAGCTTGGGCAGCTCGATCTCGGCGACCTGGCCGAGATAGCTGTCGCCGTCACTGAATTGGTTGAAGTTCTTGAGGACGGCGGGAAGGCCCATGGCGGGGATCCTTGGCTGAAGCGGGGAGGGCGAGAGCTAGAAGGCGCGCGTCAGGCGGCAACGCCGCCGTTGAGCGCGTCGCCGAAGCCCGAATAGTATTTCGAGGTGACGCGCTGGTTCAGCGTCAATCCTTCCATCGGCGCGTCGGCGGTGTAGTCGTAGTCAATGGTCAGCTTGCCCGCCGACAGGCGCTCGGCCGGGTTGAGCGAGCCGTCGAAGTACATGGAGCCTCCCACGATCCGGCCCTCGCGCGCGTAGCGGCGGAGCACGGCGTTGCCGTCCTCGACCATGTCGCGCACCAAGCCGATCGTCATCGGCCGGTCCATGTACTTCGCCTCGATGTCGGCGATCACGTCCTGGAGCGCGTGGGCGGTGCGGGTCGCGGGCTCGAAAGCGAAGTACGGCTCGTCGCTGGTGGTGCGGTTGCCCCAGAAACGATAGCCGTTCATCCGGACGATGGTGGTGACGGGCGCGGCGTTCAGGACGCCGGCGTCGGTCGACGCGTCGCGGATGTCGAAGTGGACGTCCTTCGACAAGCCGGTCACCCCGGCGAGCTCGATGTTGGACAGCGAGCGGTGCCAGCCGATACGCTCGTCGATCATCGCACGCAGGCCCAGCGCGGTCGCGACCGCCTGGCCGTTCCAGCCGGTCATCTCCGGCCAGATCAGCATGAGCTCGCGATCGCCGAACTCGCCCCGGTAGAGGACCGCGGTGTCGCGATCGGCGCAGAGCGCGGCGCCGGTGCGGCACGCGGCGTAGACGAAGGCGCGGAGGCGCTTGGCGACAACGAGTGCGGCTTCGAGCACGGCCTGGCTGTCGAGCCCGGGCACGCCTATGATACGGGGCCGGACGCCCAGCTGCGCCTCGGCCGCAAGCAGGGCCTGGAGGCCGGTGTAGGTCGATCCATCGGTCGAGCCGATGATGTTGGCCTCCGTCGCCTCGAGCTCGGTCACGCCGGCACCGGCGACGCCCGTGGCGACGCGCACGACGACCACCAGCGGCGAGCCCTGGTCGGCGATCGCGCCGAGCGACTTGGCGAGCGTGCCGCCGGCGCCTGCGCGGGAGATCGCGCCGCGCACGTCGGTGATCAGGACGGCGCGGTTGAGCGGGAACGCCGCGTCGAGCGCGGCGCCCGCGCCCGCGTCTGCACCCGGCGTCGCGGTGGCGACCAAGCCAATGACGGCGGTCGACTTCTCAAGGATCGGCCGGACGCCGTCGACGGGTTCGTTGACCTGGATACCGTGAAAGAAGGTCATGGGCGGGTCCTCAGGCGATGGCGGGGTTGAGCGGAATGGTCAGGCGGGTGAGCCCGGTCGGCGACGGCTCGTCCGTGCGCTCGCCCTCGAGCTCGAGCGTGAAGTGGCCGGCGGCCATTATCTCGGGCGCGGACGGCGCAATGCCGACGCGGGTCAGGCGAAGCCGCGGCTCCCAGCGCCGAAGCGCGTCGGCGACGGCCGCGAAGATGCGCAGGCGGCCGAGCGCGTTCATCGGCTGGTCGACCAGCTCGAAGAGAGCGGAGCCATAGTCGCGCCGCATGGGCCGGGTGCCGATCGGCGTGGTGAGAATGTCGCCGATCGACTGCGCCAGGTGCGCGTCGCCGGACAGCGGCTTGCCGGTGATGCGGTCCATGCCGTTCACTGCGGGATCCCCGACACGCCGCCGCCCGTCTGGACGCCAAGGTGCTTGTGACCTTTCAGGCTCTTGCCCGCGCCGACCACGTCGACGTCGCCGGTGACGGTGCCGGACGAGGAGATGTCGCCGTCAACGACTAGGTCGCCGGTGATCCGGACATCGGCATCGATCGTGACGCCACCAGGCGCGACGATCGAGACGGTCGCGCCGGCGGGAAGGATCGCCTCGAGCGTGTGCGACTCCGGGTCATAAGCGATCACCGCGCCGTCGGCGAAGCGGATCAGCTCGCGCGTGGAGTCACCGGCGGGCGGGAAGGTGTTGCAGTGGACACCGCGCAGCGCGATCGCGCCGGCGACGTCGCCCTCGGGCGCGAGCAGCAGGACCTGTTCGCCGATTGAGGGTGGCGACCAGATGCGAGTGTCGCCCGAGGCGGCATGCAGCCAGCGGACGTCGTCGGTGAGGATCTCGCCCACGCGCACGACGATCTTGCCGGTCGAATGGTCGACCTTATCGACCACGCCGTACCGGATCAGCTCGCCGATCGTGTCGTGGGGTGCCTCCTCGCGCATCGGGGCACGCTGGCGCGGGCGGGGCGGCGGCGGAACGGGGCGCTGTTGTACCGTGCTCTGTTACAAGAGCGCCCCGGGAACTATTCGCCAAATCAGGCGGGCGGGATCGCCTTGCCGCGGTGGATGGTCACGCCGCCGATCATGCCGTTCAGGACCGACAGCCCGTTGCCGCGCCCGCCGATCGCCACCGGGAAGGTGCTATCGAAGAGCAGGTCGGGGAAGACGACCGGTGTGCCGGTCACCTGGCCGCCG